GGGTGCTACAATACAACCACACACACAGACGACCATGATTCGCCCCAACGCACACCAGACCATCGGCAACCTCGGCAGCGGTGCTGATTCAGTGAAGGGCACATGCCCAGTGAATGGCAGCGCAGGCAGCGGACGTGCATTCACCATCACCCCTGTGGTCGGACTGGGCAGGCAGTGGATTGGAGACAAGGACGCCAACGCTGCCCGTGCCAAGGCACAATATAAAAAAGATCGAAGGGCAGCAGCGCGTGACCGTGCCGCTGGCATGTGGGGCAGTGAGCGCCTCGCCTGCAACTTCTGAGGCAGTCGCCCATCCTACCATGCCCCCTAGGCAGTCGCCTAGGGGTTTTTTTGTACTAGCGGGTGGCCGAGCGAAACCAAAATTGATAGATACTATTAACCTACAAAACTTTGAAAGAGAGCGATATATATTCATGAAAATAAAAAAATTTTTCCCAAAAAAATTTCGCCCAGAAACTCGCACGACTCTGAGGGAGCAGGTATCATATATTTGGATAACCCTGAGAGAGTTAGTTAGCTTCGTAAAACCATGAAAAAAGGTCAACACCTCAGAAGAGCCACCGAGAGGGGCAAATACAATACCGTCCGAGACTTCCAAGAGAAGCAGTATCGCTCTAGCAAGAGAGTCATCAAAGAGACTATGAGGAGTCGCCCAAAGACTTCCAGACGAAAAAAGAATGACACCGCTGCAGTTGAGGCTATCGCCTGGTTGTGCATCGGCATCATTCTTTTAGTTTGGAATATTATTGAGTGGGGTGTATCAGCAGTCTGCCGTCTCCCTTTCAAAGACTAGCAAGAAACTCACACGGCGCTTCCTACACTCCCTGGGACCTGGAGGATTAATAACAGTGGGAGGCACTACCACAGGACCGCTGCTACCCTGGAAGAAGGAGGGTCCATGGTATTGGGGTTGGGGTTGTGGATAATACTGTGCCAACTCTGCTTGTTTTTGCTGACGCTGTGCCATCTCAAAATAGTTGGTTTGTCCAGAAGCACAGATGACACTCCGAAGACATGCATGGGCATTGCCTACCAGCACGAGGGGTAGCATTGCAGGTAATGCGAGAAGACTTGCAAAATTTTTCATAATGTGAAAAGCATTTCATGGTTGTATCATAGCAGGGACGCAGAGAGTTGTCAAGTTTGCTATATAGTGTAAAGCGTGCTATTATTATGACAAGTAAGCAATTACAACAGATTGCTGAGGAGCTTGGTATCACAGAGTTGATTCAAGCGGCAGCAGAATTTGAGAGAGTAGAATGTGAAAAGATTTGCAAAGCCCTTGCAATGAATGAAAGGCGAGTAGAAGTTGGAGCAGCACTCCATAGAGCCGCCGACTTAATTAGATTACGCGACGGAGATATTGCATTACCACAAACCAAAGCACCTAAAGATTTTATCACCATAAAGGAGTAACATGGCTTATATTTTAAAGGCACCTAGCCTATCAAAACTAGCACCTGGCGATATGTATTATACTGAAGGTCGCTGGACTAAAGATGAAACACAAGCAGAAGTATTTAAATTAAAGAAGGATGCAACTGCTGTTGCTAAAAGTGAAAACGAAAGTGCATCATCAGTGCATGATGTAGAAGTAATCAAATTGGAAAAATGAAGTATACAAGTCATATCGAATACGACGAGGATAATGATGATTTAATCCTACCTATTCCTGAAGAGATTCTTGATAGTCTTGGCTGGGACATTGGAGATGTGCTACAATGGGAATATAATGATGATTCTATTTTACTAAAGAAAGCAGATGTCTGAATTTAAATTTAATATCGTCGGTAAAGACGGTAAAGTAATCGAAGACCTGAGATTTGATGATATCGATGCTGTTGCTGACTATATGTTAGATGCAGCAGATAAATGGTATTCAGGTCTTCAGGATCCTGGTGACAATATTATTATTGAAAGAATCGAAGACGGTAAAGTAGTCTTTGAAGATAAGAGTAGTTTTGGTGGTGATGATTATGGATACTATGGACCCACAACTGAAGCAGAGCTTGATAGAGATCTTGAAGCAGCTCGACAGTTTATCGTCTCGGATAGAGAAGTTGGAGAAGAGATTGGAGAAGATTCCTGATCCATTTGTAATGTATTATCGCGCTCCAGGTGAAGACTATAAGAAAATTGATAAAGTCTTAGATAAGTTACATGAGCGTCTAAATAATATCGAAGATGTTTTGGCAGGTGAAGAATGCCAGGAGTTGCCAGAGTAGGAGATTATATTAACACAGGACATCTGTGTGATACTACTGCTACTATTTCTTCTACAAATGCTGCCACCAACGTTTATATTAATGGTAAACTAGCAGCTTTACAGGGCACACAGATATCTCCTCACACGATTGAGAGTCAGAGAGGTATAGCACCTCCTGGTCCTCCTACAAATCCTTCCATTTGTATATCACATACAGCGACTGTTAAGCAAGGTAGTAGCACTGTTAGAGTCAATGGCAAAGCGTTAGCACGTCAATATGATGCGGCTGATGATGGAAGTATTACAGGAGGGTCTGCAAACGTTAATGCAAACTGAGAAATTTGTGGTATAATACATAGGTTGTCACGAAAAAGACTTATGGCAAAATCTCCAAGTTTCAGTAAGAGCGGTTATGTTGCTGGACCGCCTAAGATGACTCGTCAGGGTCGCTCTAAAAATACTCGTTTGAGTGCAACATCACGCAATGGTGCTAAAAAAAGGTATCGGGGTCAAGGGAAAGCATGAAAAAAGAGGCACATATTAGGGAGTGGATTCGCAAACTAGCGGTATTGCGCCCAGAAATGGGAGGTTTTGCAGTCTGTCCCTATGCCTCAGAAGCAAGTTATACTATTATTGAGTGTCTTGTTGGCGATATCGAGCCTATTAAAGGTTTCGATGTCGTCATTTTTGTTGTAGAACGCGAATTAACGCCTGAAGATGTCGATGAGTGGGTCGAATCTCTCAATGAAATCTATCCAGAGTATGTATTTTTGGAAGATGCGGCAGATAGAGCGTCGTATATTGGGGAAATTCAGACGAATAACGGGTATTACAACATAATTTTGATGCAAAACAAAGAAAAGTTGCGGAAAATGCGTGAAAAACTGGGGAATACCCCGTATTACGACCACTGGAGCGATGAATTTTTGCGCGAAATTCTTAAAGATGACTACGAATTAATCAAAAGATAGGGATAGCAACCCCTCTAAAAGTTCTGTTTGACCTTTAAAGAGAAAACAGATGGCTAACAAACCTATTCCAGATAACGTTCCTGCGATGATGCAGCAAGATTTCGGGACTTCTGTGTTAATTACAGACCCCAGAAGCGATGCATTGATGAAAAAAGCGCGAATGAAGAAGTATGCGATACCAGAAAATCGTCTAGAGAAATGGTGTGGCGGTAAGAATGGATTTGATGACTATGTAGAATGGTTATGAGCGGGTCTCCGACATAGGCGCGAAACTCCGTCAGCAACTGTGATAAATACTTTTGACTCGTAGTGGTGTCTCTATGCCCACCTTTCAGACATTCAAGGATGTTAGTGTTACCTTTGGTAAGCACCCTAACACTGATGATGTTCTGGTATCAAAAAATGAGACCGCTATTAAGATTGCACTGCAGAATTTGGTAATGACAAGAAGAGGAGAAAGACCTTTTCAACCACTAATTGGTAGCAGAATTCCTGATTTATTATTCGATTTACTTGATTATGCGACTGCTGCTACCATTAGTGATGAAATTTACAGTTTAGTAGACCGTTATGAGCGTCGTATTAGACTGGTGGATGTAAATACCACACCTGATTATGAAAATAATTCATATGACGTTTACATTGAGTATGAAATTATCGGCAGAGAGCTTGACTCGGGTCCATTGACAACCGAACTTCTCCTACAAAGGACGAGATAATCGATGCCATACTCTCAGTTAAACCAACTAGACTTCGCTAACATCAAGACTGCCCTCAAGGAATACATGAGGTCGCAGACAGATTTTACTGACTACGACTTTGAAGGTAGTGCATTAGCACAACTCATTGATGTATTAGCATACAATACTTATTACACAGCATTCAACACCAACATGGTGGTGAATGAAATGTTTTTGGATTCTGCTACTCTCAGAGATAATGTTGTAGCAATCGCAAAACAGTTAGGATATCGTCCAAAAAGTGCTACGGCATCGAAGGCAGTAGTCAATGCAACCCTCTCCTACACCTCTCCAAATGCCCCTGTAACAGCGGTAATGCGACGTGGTAAGGCATTCACCGCCTTATTCGATAATACCGTATATCAGTATAGTATTTTAGACGATATTAAGGTGCCCATTAATAATGGCACTGCACTTTTTGAGAATGTAGAGATTTATTCTGGCACTATCATTACAGACTATCATACAGTCAACGCTAGTCTCAAGAATCAAAGATTTATTCTCAATAACCAAAACATTGATAACACTACGATTCGTGTAAAAGTCTTTCAATCACAGCAATCGACTGCGTTTGATTTGTATGACTATGCGGAGAATATTCTCAATGTAGACCCACAGAGTAAAGTTTTCTTCCTAACTGAGATTGAAGATGAAAACTATGAGATTAAGTTTGGTGATGGAGTCTTTGGTAGAAAACTAGAAGATGGTGAGTATGTCGAGATTTCCTATCTCACAACTCCTGGTCCTGCAACGAATGGTGCCAAGATTTTCTCATTCAATGGTTTACTAGAAGATGCAGACTTTGGTAGCACCTCATCTCAGAATTTAAATGCTCTGGCAGTTACTGTAAACAACCTTACTCTTGTTTCACAATCCTCTGGTGGTGAATATTCAGAAAGTCTTGATAGAATTAAGTTTAATGCAGCGAAAAACTATGCTACTCAGGATAGAGCAGTTACTGCAGAGGACTATAAAGCGATTGTAAGGAATCTATACCCATCAGTTGCTGATATTACAGCATTTGGTGGTGAAGAGGATGACCCACCAGAGTATGGGGTTGTAAAAATCGTTGTAAAACCAAAATATTCGACCGCTCTTACGTCTTTTACCAAAAGAGACTTAGAAAAGAAGTTGAAAAAGTATAGTGTTGCCTCGGTAACTCCAAAAATTGTCGATCCTTCGATTCTTTATGTCGAATTGACTTCAAAAATTTATTATAACACTGCTTTAACTACTTATAAGTCAGATAAGATTAAATCTTTGGCAATTAAAAACATTGAAGACTACATTGAGTTGTCAGATACCGAAAAATTTAACGGAAAATTCCGTTTCAGTAAGTTTGTTGGTGTAATTGATGATTCTGACCCATCAATTATGTCCAATTTGACGACAGTTGAGATGAGAAAGGATTTTTATCCTGCTATCAACTCAAAATTCTACTATGAGATTTGTTTTAAGAATCCAATTGTCTCCGATGACATGCCAACCATTCGTAGCACTGGATTTACCGTCCGTGAATACCCCCTAGATACTGTATACATTGAAGATAGAAGTGGTAAATTGGTCCTTTATAAATTAGATAGTGTAACAGGAGAAAAGAAAGTCCTAAACTCTAATCTTGGAGAAATTGATTATGGGACAGGCGAATTGAGAATGTATGATTTGATTATTCTCAAGGGAAGTTTTAATGATGACAAAATTGAGATTCGTGCAATGCCTGCACAGAATGATATCGTCTCTGCTAGAGAGATGTTCTTAGATGTAGATATCACAAAGAGTAAATTCACTATTATTCAAGAGTAGTTAAATGGCTGCAATTAAGAAAAGAATTTCTGCGTTAGTCAATAAGCAATTACCTGACTTTATTTCCGCTGAATATCCAAAGTTTTCTGCATTCTTGCAGAAATACTATGAGCAGCTTGAATTAAGGGGCCAACCTCTTGACATTATTCAGAATTTAACCCAATATACAGATATTGACTTTTATGAGAAGAGTCTTTTATCGGAATTTACAGAATGTACAGCAAATATTGCTGCTGGAGACACTGTAATTACTCTTGAAAATACAGATTCATTCCCAGAAACTAATGGTTACGTTTTAATTGATGATGAAGTCATTTTCTACGGGTCAAAAACTGCTACTACTTTAGTTAATTGTGTTCGTAATGTCAGTGGTACCACGAAACTTGGTGATTTGTATAATGCTTCGAGATGGACTACTGGAAATTATGGCAATGGTGTTGAGCACCTAAGTGGTGCAACTGTGTACAATATTAGTAACCTATTTTTGTACGCATTTGTCAAAAATTACGAAACTCAGTATCTAGCATCATTCCCAGAAGAGTCTTTAAAACCAGAAGTTGACAAAAGGACTCTAATCAAAAACATTAAACAGTTTTATAGAGCAAAAGGCACCGAGCAATCAATCAATTTCATTTTTAATTCGATTGTTGCTCAAGATGCTGAAGATATTCCATCAATCTACTACCCAAAGGATAGCACGCTCAAGGCATCGACCTCCGATTGGATTAACAAGTTTGCTCTTCGTGTAAAAGTCTTATCTGGAGACCCAAATAAGGTAATTGGTCAAAGATTAAGTCAAGAAGTAGACACTTATGATACTTCTGTCGGCAATGCTCTTGCAACAATTGATAATGTCAACTTCTTGGGCAATTTTGATGGCGAGAGCATCTATGAAATTGCTCTTGCACCAGAAACTATCGTTGGTGAGTTTAGCATAGCACAAAAATCATTCTTAACGTCGAGATTGCTACCTTCTGTCGGTGCTGGTAATAGAATTGACGTATTTTCAACTACTGGTTGGAAGACCACTAAAGGTAAGTTACAAATTGGTAGCGAAACCTTTACTTATAGAGACAAAAACGTCAACCAGTTTACTGTAGACTCAAGAACTGGTAATGGAGATTGGCCAGTCAATACTCCAGTTTATAATTATGCAAATCTAACTGCATCCTACGAAGAAGATGGTGTAGAATACACTGTTAGATTTATTTGTTACGGTATTCTATATGGATTGAAGGTTTCTTCAGGAAATCCATATTCTACCGAAGGTGATGTTGTCCAAATTAGTGATTCTGGATTTGAAACTCGCAATCCAGTCATTTATGACAAAACAAAATCTGATGTTAGATGGAAACTGAATAATAATATCGCTAAAAGTGGTATTTCTGGTCTAACAGAAGTTTTAACAGATGTTCAGGCGATTTATGAGGATGAGCAATACTATTACATTGCCTCTAGTGGTTTGCCAACTTATTCTATTGGCACTTTTACTAATTTAACACCACAAGACCAAAAATTCTTAAAATTGATTCGTAAAGAGTCAATTAGAAATACGGAATTGTATCCAACACCAACTAGAGACATTGGTATCTTCTTAAATGGTGTGCTTGCTTATGGTTACAAGGATTATGATGAAAATGATGTTGTATTTGGTGGTCTAACTCACTTTACCGTCACCGAAAAGGGTAGTGGTTATAAGGCAGCACCTTTTGTGCTTATTGATGGCGACAAGGAAGCAGTAGGCAAAGCAAAACTCTCTGGTGAAGTTGTCGAGAGTATTGAAGTTGTAAATCCTGGTAAAAACTACACTACAAACCCAGCAGTTACGATTACTTCTGGTAGAGGCGCTATTGTTACAGCAACTGTCACCAAAGACAAGGTAACACAACTTACAATCGTTGACCCAGGTGAGTATTATTCATCACCACCTTTAATTGTCATTAGAGACTCTCTAAACAATGGCAGATTAGCACAATACACATCTATTGTTTCTACAGAGGGAAAACTCATCGGATTTAATAAAATTTCCGAAGGTAAGTTTTATACTCAAGCAAATGTGAGTGTAGAAGTTGTTGCGGTGGGTAAAGGTGCTGAAGCAACTGCTAGTATTAAGAGATGGAAGAAAAATCGTTTTGAAGTTAACAACTTAGATTCAGAAAACGGGTATCTATTTGAAAACTTTACAAAATCTTTTGGATATGGATATGCACATGTCGGAAACCCTGTTTCCTTAAGAACATCACTCGGAGACACTAATTCTAATCAGCATTCTCCAATTATTGGATATGCATATGATGGGAATCCAATTTATGGTCCATATGGATATGACGACCCGTTAGACCCAGCATCTGGTGTTGAAAGAATGACATCTAGCTGGAGAATCAAAGCAGCGCGTGATTCTGATGGTCCAGATGTTGCAACATACCCATTAGGGTCATTTATTGCTGATTATCGTTATCAGCATAGATTTGGGACTTTGGATGAAAATAATGGTAGATATTGTGTAACACCAGACTACCCAAATGGTGTTTATGCTTATTTTATCACCATGACAGTTGGTGGCACACCAGTATTCCCATATATCCTTGGTGAAAGATTCTATTCAATTCCAGTAGAGTCTAATTACAATTCTTCTATTAATCAACTCAATGTCCCATCGAGAGCAAGAAGATTAAAGACTTCTCTAACACCAAATAATGGTGTTTCTGCCTCTGCAGTAATCGAAACAACTATAGAAGGTAGTGTAACGTCTTCTACCGTAGAATCATCGCCTTCTACATTCTCAATTGGTAGTAAAGTTTTTGCTGATAATCGTCAGACTGAAGGCGGTGGTTTAGTTGCTGATGTTTCTAGTCTAAAAGGTAAGCAAATTGCTTCTATTGAGTCTACTCAAGTAAAAGCAGTAAAAATTACGTCAAAAAATCCTGTATATTTCTTTGATAAGTCAATTATTACTCAAGAAGGCACAAATGCTTCTGGAGAGGTGGTTGGTGATATTTTCTCATCAAATGATTTCGTTTTAAGGAACGTAACAGGCACATTTGATACTGTCAACAAATTAAACTCTGGTTTGCGTGTTTTAAACCTTATTGTAGATACGGAGTCTTTCTTTAGCAGCAATACTGTTGTAAGATTAACAAATGGCACAGAAGCAACTGTTTTATCAATAACCAGTGATACTTTAAGAGTTGCATTCAATCCATTTGAAGATGGTGATGGAATTTCATTCCCACAAACTGGCAGTGGTATTAGTGCTAACACAATTTATTATGTAATCAATTCAACTGCCAATAGTTTCCAGATTTCAACGACTCCAACTGGCAATCCAGTATCTTTAACTACCACATCGTCATTTGGTGTGGTTGCTACCAGTGAAATTGGTAGAGGATTAATATTAGAGCAGGTCAATGCTGGCAACACTGTAAAAGTGAGAGTGGATGATGGAGATTTCATCACTTCCTTAGATTTTTATCTAAGAAGTGAAGTTATTGACGACACAGTTGGAGCAAGGATTTCACAAGTAGATGAATTAAGTAAAGGTGTCGAGATTTTCAATCTCAACGATAATATTGGTCTAGTTACAACTACTGAAAATCACAATGTAACAGTTGATGATAAAGTAACTATCGATATCATTCCAAATCAAGCAAATTCAACTACAGACTATCATGTAAGACGTAGAATTTACCAGACTGTAAAACTATTTGCTCCTTCACTCAACACTACTATTGATGATACTGGAATTGGCGTAACCAAGTTACTCAATGGTGGTGCTGACTATACTGATGGTGTTTATACCGATGTCGAATTACTATTTGCTGACCAGACTAGAACAAGAAACGCTGGTGGTTTTATCGTAGACGCTGCAGATTCTTATATTGGAGCACCTGGGGCGGAAGGAAATGCAAAAGCGACAATTACTGTCTCTAATGGTGCTGTAACTAATGTTGCTATTACCACCAAAGGAGCAACGTATCAAATTGGTGATATTTTGGTTGTAGATGATGCTGACTTACAACGTCTTGCGGGGTCTGTAAGTCAATCATATCTTTACATAGAAGTAACCCACGTTGGTTTTGGTATCAACAATACTATTTTGACTCTTGCAGATGCTAGTGGTGTAGCTGCAGATGATATTCTTAAAATTAACAAAGAAAAAGTCAAAGTAACTTCTGTTACAGACAACCATGTTACTGTTATTCGTGGTGTCGAAAATACTACCAAAACAAATCATTTTAACGGTAACGCAGTTACTTTTGATACTGCAAAATATATTTTTAATGAAGGCACTCAACTTGGTGGCACAACAAGTAGTCCTATTGTAAAATCATATGATTCTACAAAGCAAGAATTGACCGTTATTTACAATTTAGACCAATCCCTAGATTCTATCGAAGAATTGAATTTCAATTCAACGTTTACTGATGATGGCACTCCATCAAAATTGGTAATTATTGATTCTGTTGTCTCTCCAGCGCAATTCAAATTTGAGTTTTCCAAATATACAAATGCTGGTCCATGGACTCCAAATCCAATTATTAAAGTCCAAAAATATTACAGATATAAATTTATCACTAGCGACCCATCTATGGGTGGGTCATTCTTGGAGTTTTCGCCAAGCAGAAATAAAAATATTCTAACAACAGAATCTATTCGTGGGTCTTTGCTTCCTGGCACGGGTGATGCAAATACATCATTTGTTATGGTTACTTTTGGATTTGGTGATGCATCTCCATCCAACACATACACAGAAAAGCAACCAATAGATTTTACAAATTACTATTATTTTGATAAGGCTGGTGTAGTATCATCAGATGATGCATATTTGTCAATCATTGATGACCCACTACAAGGGGAGAAAACTGTCAACTATGTTTCACCTCTATCATTTGCATATGATTTATCGGTAACACCTGAATATGATGGCACTGGCACTTATTCATATACCACTAACTCAATTTTTGCTACTGGCGAAATTGATAAGGTAAGTATTGTTAATTCTGGTAAACAATATAAAAAAGTCCCAACAACTTTTGGTGTTTTACCATCTGAAACTAACACATGTTTACCAGTATTGAATTATGACCGTCAAAATAATAAAATAGTATCAATATCAATAGGATATGCAGGAAGAAATTATTCCAAACCAGTAATTGCTTTAATTGATGCTGGTGAAACACTGTTTTTGAATTTCAACATTGTTGTTGGAGTAAATGGTGATATTGTTGCTATTCAATTATTACAAGACTACACATTTACTAGTGAGCCTCTAATTTATGTGTTAGAGAGCGATGTGAAGGTGTATTTTAACAGTAAAACTATTGGATATCCAAATAATGTAACTATTTCATATAATGGTGCTGCATACTATAATGATGCTTCCATTTCATCTATTTTCACCTCTCATCAGATATTACAAGTGACAAACTTGACTGATAAAAATTTCTTGAATGGTGAAGTTATCAAGCAATACGAAGGTGGATTCTTGATTGCTGAAGGTCAATTAGCAAAAGATGGTTATAACCCAAAGAAAAACTTCTTGAAAGTAAAGAATGTAGTCGGTGAATTTAAATCTGGGTTGCCAGTTACTGGCACATTGTTAAATCGCAGTGCAGATGTAACTAATGTCTTCACATCTATATTCAGTCCAGAAATTAAGTCTTACTATGATAATGCTGGTTACTTTGATACTAATAGAGGACAACCATCAGCATATAGTCAAAAGATGGCAGATTCTTTCTTCTATCAAGACTATTCGTATGTTGTTAAATCCAAGACTCCAATCAACATTTGGAAAAAGTTAGTTAAACAGACTGTCCACCCATCTGGATTCAAGATGTTTGGCGAAGTTGCTATTGATGCAACTGCTAGCACACAGATGCCTGAGAAGCAAAACATTATCGAAAATGTTAGTATTCTCGAATTGTGGGATCCAGAAAAAAACAAAGTTACTATCAGAAGCACTAGACAACAGATTACACAATCTACAATTAGTGTTAGAGACACAAATATTCAAAGAGGTAGAGGTAGTGTATTGGTATCTGGCATTGATACCACTGAATTACTTTCATATCAATTTGAGTTGCAACAACCATTTGATGGAGATTTTGACCAAGCTGGAAACATTGTAGGCACAACGTCATTTAATATGATTCTCCCTGGATCTGGCATTCTTAACGTCGCAAATCAAAATAATTTATTCATTACTATTGATGGTGTTGTGCAAGAGCCAGGTGTGGCTTACACTGTGTCTGGGTCTACTATCACATTTGCAAAAGCACCTCTTGGTCCTAGAAGAGCAAACAATCAAGACATCGAAGCACAAAAGTTTGTTGGTAGATTAGTAAGATTTAAGAATGATGCTCTCAATAATCAATATTTCCGAAAGATTAAGAATATTCAAGAGCAATTTGATGGAGTATCTACTCGATTTGCATTGTATTATGAAGATGGTACAGATGTTATTTTAGATGCTAAAGAAAATTTACTTGTTTCTTTAGATGGTGTCATTCAAGAAAACAAAATGACACCTTTGATTCCCGCTTTTGCTTCTTATTATATCGATAGGACTCAAACTCCAAATGACATTGTATTCATCGATGCTCCAAGAAGATTAGATGATGTAAATTATACTAGATTCTTTGCTTATAGTGTAGGCAACTATGAAAGACTACAGTTAGAAACTGATTTGTATAATGGTGTAAGAAAAGGTCCTTTCACTATGAGGACGGTTCTTGGTAATCAAACTGTCACAGTAAACAATGATAGGACTATTCTTGTATTCATTGAGGGTGTATTACAGATTAGAAATCGTGCTTATAGTGTAACTGGATCTCAAATTACATTTGCAGAACCACCAAGACCAGGACAAATTATTAATATTCTCTATTTGTATGGCAGAGAAACTGAAAGAAAACTAACTTTCTATAATTTTGAAAATAATAAATTCTTTAATAGGATTGATTTAGTTTCAGATGCCATTATCAGCAATGAGCAATTATTAGAATATAATACTGTTTATCAAGGCAATTCTTTCTCCGAATGGACTGCTGTTGGTGAAATTTTAAATGCTTATGCTAGCACTGATGGTCAAGGCAATCCTACCCTAAGAATTATTTTTAGGCAACAAAATTTTAAATTTGATACACAATATCCAATCAAACTTACATCATACAAAAAATCTGTAAGTGAATTCACAATCAATCCTACTAATATTGTTTCTATAACTGATTATATTGAAGATGACGAGAGAAATCAAGAAGTCTTCAAAACTAAAGCAGGATGGATGTTCGGCACTGAGTTAAGTCCTACTTATAAAAATAATATTAATGTTGGAGATAAAATTAAGGTAGATGGAGAAAAAGATTACCGCGAAGTCCTTTTAGTCCCAGAAATTCTCAAAAAACTTGGACATAGGAGACAAGATTTAATTAAGGATAATCATTGGGGTCAGGTAGGTGTTACTGATTACAATGGTCAAATTGATGGCATTGGTTTAAGTGTTTTAGCACAGTTAACAGAAGGTAAAGTAACTTCTATTACCTGGAATCAAAGAAATTATGCAGAATATGCATATGTAGTTTCTAAAGGAATTATTATTCCAAAAGTAGTAACTACTAGAAGTGGTTTAGTATTCTTAGATATTACAAACAAAGTTTTATTGAGAAGTGGAGAATATATTACTGCCACAAACCCCAATCAATCTGTATTGGTTACAAATCCAATCAATATCCAACCAAATGCCTTTGGTTATAGTGATACACCAAAATTAGTTTTTGTGCCACAACCCCCTAGAGATGAATATGGAAATATTACTGGACCAGTAACAGGCGGCGGCGCTGCTGGTTTTGTGGTGATGGACCGTGGCGAAATTATTGATGTAGTTTTAACAAATGCTGGTAGTGGTTATTCTGCTCCACCTAAAGTTTACATCACCAGAGGATATAATATTCTTAGGTCTCCAGATAGAGTAGTCGAAAGTAGGACAGATTTATTCCTACAACCAACAATTAATGCATTCTTTACTGTTACTACGCAATTCTTACTTGATATTGGGTCTAAAGCAGTACCTGATTACACTGCAACAATCGCTACTAAAGTAAGATACGATTCTACAAATCCCACAATCATTGTCACTCCAGCAGTAAAAGATGCTTCAATTGTTGAAGCGCAAAGAGAAATTGTATCTATTCTTGATGCTGCTGTTGCAGACGTTAACAGTATTGTAAGTATTTCATATAACAGAAAGTCAACTATTGTCCAACCAATCAATGTTGAATCTAGCTCTACTGTTACGAAACTTATTACCGTATTTGCAGATTTCGGCACATGTGATGTATACAGCAGTGGTGTAGATGTAGATAAGTATGAGTTTGGACAACTTGGTAATAGATTCTCTGTATATGAAAATATCAAGTTTAGTCTAGATTTGGGTGTTGCATCATATGCAGGTCAATCAATTAGTCAACAGAATACCTTACAGGAGATAGAAATCTATTATCCAACCATTACGATTGGAGATTTTGCTGACAGAAGCGAGTCATCACTAGGAGCAAATGGTGCTAATTGGCAATTGACTTGGCCAACAATCAATGAATATGGTGCAATTCTTGATTCTTCTTTATCTGATACTGATACTACAGTTTATGTCCCAAGCACCGATAGATTCCCATCATCAGGCAAACTATTGATTAATGGTGAAGTTGTAACATATGATGGTAAACTAAGTGATAGATTCACTGGCGTTAGGAGAGGATTTAATAATAATATTGGAGCATGGGATATCAATTCTGCATCTCATCTTGGTGTTACTTTTAATGTATCTGCTCAGGAAGCAGTTTCTGGTCCTAGAGACATTTACATTTCTCCAGATGGAAATTACATGTATATTGTTGGCACTGCATCAGATTCTGTCCATCAATACAATTTGGCAGTATCATGGGATATTACATCTGCAGTATTTGCTAATACTTTCAGTATTGTTTCGGAAGAATTTAATCCTCAGGGTTTATTCTTTAAACCAGATGGCACTGAAATGTATGTAAGCGGCAATAGCTCTGTATCATTCGCAGCACCTGCAAACCAAAGAATCTATCAGTATACATTAACAACACCATGGGATATTTCTACTGCTTCATACTCAAACAATAGCTTTGATGTAAATACAGGTGTTGACCAAGCTCCAACGCAACTTTATATCAAATCTGACGGCGTGACGTTATTCGTCCTTGGTGGTGGCATTGATAATGCTAGGGAAGTATTTAAATACACCATGTCAACACCTTGGGATATTTCTTCATCTGTATATGATAATGTATCATTTAATGTTGACAATGAAGATGATTTCCCTCTTGGTATTGACTTCAAACCTGACGGAAGCAAATTCTTTGTCGTTGGCACACAAAATGATACTGTTTATGAATACACTATGGCCACTGCATGGGATATCACTACTGCTTCATATACTGGCAATAGAATTCTTTCTGGCAATTTGACAAACCCACATGGCATTTATGTCCAACCACAAGGAGATAAATTCTTTGTAATTGATAATAGCATCAGTGAAGTTTACGAATACTCTATGACTAGAGGAGTCGCTCACAATGCTGGTGACTACTTGAGAAGTTTGGTTTAAACAGTATAAATATAAATAACTCGGAATTAACAGAAATAATACAATAAGGGAAAACTATGGCCGCCATCATTTCTGAAAAATTCAGAATCTTTAATGCTAAGCAATTTTTGGAATCTTTATCCGAAGGCGCTACAGGCACTGAAGCAACTTCTGACGAAAGAACAAAATCCTACTTCTTTGTAGGTCGTCCCCAAAAGTGGAATGCATATTTAGAGATTTATTCTGCTGTCGGCAGTTTCTCAGTTGGAGAGCAAATCTATGTCACTGGCAGTGGCGTTACTTTACAGACTTCTTCATTCCGAGCAACTGTAGAAGCAGTTTACCCCAACAGTCTTCTTTTGTCAGGTGTTTTCCCAAATATTTCTGCAGTCCCTGGTATTGGTAGTCAGATTAGAGGAAATTCTTCTAATTCTACTGCATATGCGGCGGTTTACAGATATGCTACTGACGAGATTCCTCTAAGACCAGCAGATAACGACGAAGAAGAAAAGAGTATTCATGATGACATGATTGCTCTAAAGAGAATTGGTAGTGACCAAGTAAGAGCAGTCGTAAGAAGATTCAATTGGAATCCAACTGTCAATCCAAAGTTTGACATGTGGAGACCTGACTACTCTTATGCTAGAGCAGCACAAGTTGACCCTGATGGTGCTGGTAGTTTAACTCCCGCCGAGTCTCTTGCTAATGCACAATACTATGTTATTAATAACAACTATGAAGTATTTAAATGTCTTTCTAATGGTGCATCAGTAGATAATCCATCTGGCATCAATGCATCATTAGAGCCAAAGAGAAATCCTGGTCCTACTGGTGAAGGTGTTTATGATTCAGCAACTGGTATTTTCACCGAATTTCCTGATGTAACAAATGGTTATGTTTGGAAATATCTATATACCATCCCAACAAATGATGTGTTGAGATTCCTTTCAACAGATTTCATGCCAATTGTCGAAGATGCAACTGTTACTGCATTAGCAGCAACACAAGCAGGAAGTATCACTTCAATTGTTATTAGAAGCAAAGGCAACAACCTCCCTCAGAGTGAGGTTATGTATACTGAAATCAAAGGTGATGGTGCAAACGGTAGACTAAGGATTGAAACAAATTCAAATGGTCAAATTAGTAATGCATATCTAGTTGATAATACTGGTGCTAGAGTTAACATTAGTGGCAGTGGTTATACTTACGCAAGTGTCCTTCTAAAAGATGGATTCCTTTTTGAGAATCCTGACTTAACATCACCATTCACTGTTGCAGCAAATGCTTCTGGCGATGTAGAAATTATTGTCCCACCAAAAGGTGGTCATGGCGCAGACCCAATCACTGAGCTTCTCGCCAAGAGAATCATGGCAAATATTCGTTTAACCTATGCAGAAGGTTCTGGTGACTTCCCTGTAGACAACGATTTCCGCAGAATTGGTATTATTAAGAATCCTAGACTTCCTGCTCCATCTACAGATTTTGCAACTCAAGATACAATTAGCGCCATTTACGCTCTCAAGTTGAATAATGTTAATGGTTCATTCCAACCAGATGAAGTTGTTAAGCAAGAAGTTGCTGCTAACGAATTTGCATATGGCACTGTAGTTTCTTGGGTTTGGGATGAAGTCCCTGCAGGTCAAACTCCAACCTCAGGTACTCTAAAGTATTTCCAAAGCTCTGACCTACATACTGATAATGGTGTTGTAAGAGCATTTGTTTCGGATGCTGCAAGACTTGTACAAGGTCAAACTTCGTTGATTGAAGGCGCTGTAGAAACAGGTTATTCAACAGGTGGTGCTGTGCTACCACTATTGGGTCTTACTTTCACTGCTGGTCTTGCTACTCCTGAATTAGCAAAGAATACAGGTGAGATTGTTTATGTTGAAAACAGAAGACTCATCACCCGTGCTCCTGACCAAATCGAAGATATCAAACTAGTTATTGAATTCTGATATCTTTTACATCATTTAACCTGTTACTTTGAGTAGAGATGCCACAAAATACAAACTTAAATACCAAAGAGTATAATGACGATTTTGATGCGTCTAAAAATTTCTACAAAGTCCTTTTTAGACCAGGATACTCTATTCAGTCTAGGGAATTAACCACATTACAATCTATTCTACAGAATCAGATTGAGCAATTTGGAAAATATCAATTCAAACAGGGGCAACAGGTTATTCCTGGTGAAGTCTCATTTAACAATAGACTAAACTATGTAAAACTTGCCTCTGTTTCCGAAGTTGCTGAAAATGTTGGTGGGGAAATTGTATTCAACAAATATGATATCAAAGACCTCATCGGTGTTACCCTAACTGGATTAACTTCTGGTGTACAGGGCATTGTTGTCGAAGCAGCATATGGTTCTGAAACTGAATCTGATACTATCTTTGTCAACTATATCAGTGGTGGTGATGATAGTGAGGCAAAATTCAGACAGGGAGAAGAGTTAGAAGCAAATATTCCAAGTAGTCCAATTTTAACTGTGGGCACAGATGGCAGCTCATTACCATCTTCTGTCACAAGTATCAATCCAGATACTTTAGAAGCAACTCTCATTGATAGTCCAGCAATGGGATACGCTTCTGCTGTTAAAGTAGAAACAGGTATTTACTTTGTCAATGGATTCTTTGTGCAGTGCAATGAGAGCCTACTAGTTGTTGACAAGTATTATTCTCAACCATCTTTGAAAGTTGGTTTTGAAATCGAAGAAGAATTAGTTACACCAGAAAAAGATATTACCCTATATGATAATGCTAGAGGGTCATCAAACTTTTCAGCTCCTGGCGCACATAGACTACAAATTAATTTAAATCTAAAGGCAGTAGATTTAACTGCCGATACTGGCGATAACTTTATTGAATTGTTGAATCTCAGATTAGGTGTAATTCAAAAGAAAGTTAACAAGAAAGAATATAACGTACTAGAAGATACTCTTGCTAGAAGAACATATGATGAATCTGGTGACTACGTTGTAGATAACTTCCCAATTGAATTGAGAGAATATTGGCAAAGACCTGGGAATCAAGGATTGTATCCAACTAGAGTCGATGGCACAGTTGGACCACAAGGTTTATCTCAAGAAGATGCTGAGGCGAAATTAGTTTCTGGTATGGGTGCTGGCAAAGCATATGTCAGAGGTTACGAGATTGTCAACAAAGAAACTAAGTTTCTTGAAGTTGATAAAGCAAGAGATGTTTTAATCAAAGAAAATAATAGAATTAAAACTTATGGAGTGCCCTCATTTAGTGTCACTAATGTTTATGGCACTATTCCTTTAAACTCTGAGGGTCAGCAACTATCATCATATCCAACGATTTATTTTTCTAGATTATTCAATGATGGTTATCTGGGATATAACGGTGATTCAGGCACCAGAAAAACGGTTGGTAGAAGAGGTTTACCACTTAAGTCTGCAACTAAAACAAATCTAATTCATGATTATGCTGTAAAAACTATCTATGTTAAAGCAAAGTCTCCTGCAAATGATTACAGTGCAATTTTAGGCACTAAGTTATGGTATGTCTCAGATTTAGCAGATACTCTCGCTGGGACAGCAATCGATTATGTTGATGTTATTGGATTCTCACAATTAACAAGACCAGATGATATTGGCGGAGAAATTTATCTAGAATTAACTGTATTAGGAAACAAAAGAGATTTAGAATCAAAATTCTTGGAATTTGACAATTCAGATTTTGTGCCAGAAGCATTAGGAAATTCTTCTGGAGCAGAAGTAAAAAGAAGACAATTATTTACTCGCACAACTGGCAGTGCTACTGATGATGGTGACTTCAGAGCACAAAATTATTACTGGCAAGCGAGTGGAGTCAATATCCAAGTTTCGGATTTGCAGTATGAATTGCGCGTAGAAAATGGTGTTAATAAGTATATTGCAAAAGTAACCACAGTAACAGATCATGGTTTGGTTGCTGGTAATACTATTTCAATTTCAGGTGCTATTCCATCCACTTATAATGCTACAAGTGCTACTGTTTTAAGCAACGTAACATCTAAGTATTTTGAATATGAATTAGCTGCGGATCCACAATCTTCTGCATCTGGCAATATCGAATTGGTGGTACCAATTTCAGAAGGAAATAAAATTCTACCCTACGGAGAAATCGTAGATTATAGCGAATTGATTACTCCTGTTATTGGTATTTGTAAACCCAAAAACATTTCTCTGCAAAAAAGAGGAGATGGGTTTAACCAGGAAACCGATAAAGTTATTTCTAAGGGTAGAGATTCAACTGGTAATGGTATTTACAATTCCATTTTTAAAGTTGAATATTTTAACCCAATCTTCTTCACAAAATTAACTTTAGATTCTCCTGTTACTACAGGATTTAAATCGGGTAATTATATTACTGGTGGGACCAGTGGTGCTTATGGAGTTATTGAAGGGTCTGCAGATTCTAGCTACTCTTCATTTAATACACTGCACATCAAAGTAATTTCTGGCACTTTTATTTCTGGAGAGACAGTTGTAGATGAGTCTGGAAATGTTTTAAGAATTGCAAAAGACAATACTATTTCTCACTTCATTGTAACCAAGAGAGGGTCTCAATATACACAGTCAACTTCAGAGGTTTCGACAAAACCATTGAATATTGATGGCAAAGATTTTGATGTTTCTGTAGTAAAACCAATTATTGTTGGTGGCAAAGTTATTAATATCGAAATTAAAGATCGCAAAGCATTGAAGGATGAATATATCTCTGCTCCACAAGTTACAGTAAATTTTGATGCTGGCACTCCACCAACATCAGCAGTTGTAAAAGCTGTTTTATTCAAGAATACTGTATTAACATACACAAACGAGAGTGTAAAGTCTTTATTCTCTGAGTTTGGTGATGGTGAGGTCAATAAATTCACTGCAGACGTTGAAACATTTGACAAATCATACTCAACCAGCAAAGATGTAACCGCCTCATCTTTTGAGGGGACTGCTGGCAAGAAAGTATTGACTTGTTTAGCATTCTCTGGCAATCCAACTGTAGATTTACTTCCTGGTGACATTGTTGAGTTTGTCGATTCTACTGGTGTCTTGAGAAGAAGTATTGTAGAAACTGTAACTCCTCCTAGTGGACTAGTAAGAGGACAAGTTTATCTTGATACCGCACTAAAAGAAGATGTTGTCAACGCTACTCTTGTAAGAAAGAGAACAAAGATTACTAATCCAGAAAATTCATCACTCCTATTCCCATTAGGATTCAAGTCTGCTAGCAGCTTGATTCAAGATAGCGATGACACCAAGATTAAGTATTACATTCGTAGAGATTTCATCACAACTTCATCTACTTCTGGTGGGCAAATTACTTTCTCTGCTCAACTTAAGTTTGGCACACAAAGATTTATTGAATTTAGAGAAAGCAATTTCTTACTAACAGTATTAGACAAAGGAAATTCTGATACTGGTTTACAAAATGGTGATGTTATGTATATCACTGGTGACCAAGTGTCAGCACTATCATCAGGTGGTGTTTCTATTACTTTAGATAATCTTATCTTCCGCAGTGACGCATCTTCTGCGTCAAACGTTGTGTTAAAGTTGACTGCAACTATTGAAGTTGACAAAGCATCACCTAAAACTAAGACTGCTATCAGAAATAAGAGAATTGTTGTTGTATCTTCTGGTGATAAAGTTATTCCTTTCCGTGGATATGATTATGACGCAAAGACTGCAGATGTTATTTCCTATGCGGATGCATTCGGCACTTATGGCACCGATATTAGGGTCTTTGAGGGGTCTGTTTCCAATCCTCCTACCCTAGACGACCAAAATAATGTAATTGAGGGTTATGACGTAACCGAGAGATTTACATTCGATGATGGACAAAGAGATACTTTCTATGATGTTGCTAGACTTGTATTGAAGCCTGGTTACGATGCTCCTGCTGGTCAGATTGTAATTGTCTTTAATTACTTCGAGCATTCACAAGGAGACTTTACCACAGTTGATTCATATCTACTCACTGGTGTCCCAGTTTCCGACATTCCTCATTTTAACTCACCATCACTTGGTAGAGTATTCTTAGCAGATGTTGTTGATTTCCGCCCCAAGGTAGATGTCAACTCTTTGATTACTGGATTCCAGAATAAGTCACTTCTAGAAAGCAATAATACCGTTTCATTCAACGGGTCTGGTGGTATTCCTTCAGCAACGCCAGCACACGATGAAAATCTAGAGTATACATTTGGGTTTAATAGCAAGCAGTATCTAGATAGAATTGATGGTGTTTTCCTGAATAAGAAAGGCAATTTTGTTGTCAAGAAAGGTAACTCATCACTCAATCCATCAAAACCAGAATCACCAGATGATGCGATTGCTCTATACTATCTTTTTATTCCTGCTTACACCAACAGCATTAAAGACATTCGTGTAACCCCAGTTGATAATCGTCGTTACACGATGCGTGATATCGGCAAACTTGAGAAGCGCATTGAGCGTCTAGAATACTACACTACATTAAGTATTCTTGAGCAACAGACATTTAATACTCAAATCAAAGATGATATTGGTCTCGATAGATTTAAGTCTGGTATTATTGTAGATAATTTCGAGAATCATGGTGTTGGTAATCTTAAGTCACTAGATTATAAGTGCTCTATTGATACCCAGCAATCTATCTTGACTGCTCCAACTGTAGAGAATTCATATGGGTTAAGAGAAGTAGTTACAACTAATCAGGCAAGATCTATTGATGGTTACCAAAAGACTGGCAACCTATTAACTCTCCCATATGGAAAGCAAGAGTTTATTTCAAATAAATTTGCAACACAAGATGGTAAAATTAATCCAAATCCATTCGTAGTTGTCCAGTATGTTGGTGATGCTTCAATCAGTCCTTCAATTGACCATTGGTATGATAACACTCAGTCTCCCACAATTTTAAATAATGATACTAAGGTATTCTCTGTATTTGTAAATAAATCAGATGCAAGAGAAGGTTACGCAAGTCTAAACAATTTCTATATTACTAACTGGATTGGCACAAATAGGTCTTTCTTTAACATCAGCTCACTTAACGATATCACATCCAATACAGAAGCAAATGTTGTTGCAGCAACTATTTCAACTTCTTCCAATGTAAGTCCTCAGAATAATGAAGTTGGTAAAGGTATTACAACTACAACAACTGGACAAACCACTGTTGCGTCTTCACTTCAGTTGTTTGCAAGGTCTAAAGCGATTAAGTTTACTCTTCGTAGATTAAAACCAAATACTAAATTCTATGCATTTATTGATGGCAGAAATGTTGCCAGATGGGTTTGTCAAGATACTAGATTTACGGGTATTGCTGGCAACTCACTGCAACCATTTGGGGTAAATGCTGATGGGTCTGCTATTAAAACAGATGTAAATGGTGATGCTAGTGGTTTGCTCATTTTCCCTGCAGGTAAAGCACCTCTTCAAAATACTGTTTGGACAGGTGATTTGAATAGTGTTTCATATGAAACTGGTGAGGATGCAGAAGAATTAAACTTTTCCACAGGTATCAAGACAATTAGATTTACAACAAGCTCCGAAGATGCCAATGATAGTAGCGTAGATAGTTTTGCAGAGTGTAAGTATTATTGCACTGGCACTTTCCCAAATCAACCTGCTTCAATTATTTCAACCATTCCCGCTTTCTTGAAAGCATCTGAAGGTATTCAGTTTATTGATAATGCTTCAACACAAGCAAAACCAAGTCCACTTTCTCAAACATTCCGCGTAGAGAATATGGAGGGTGGTTGTTTTGTCACCGATATTGACCTCTACTTTGCTCAAAAGAGTGAAACTCTTCCAATTAGAGTTTATTTAACAGACACTACATCTGGCAAACCAGGCACATATGTTGTCCCTGGCACAGAAGTAGTTAAGGCATCAAATACTTACCTGAGAATTTATGCTAGCGGCACTCTCAATCTAACTATTGGCGAAAGTATTTCTGGCACCACATCTGGTGTTAAAGGTGTAGTTAAGGAAGTAGTAGACCAAAATGGTAATAAATTACTACCCACATTACAAAATACAGTATCATTAAATAGTGACCAAGTTTACACTTTAGTATTGTCAAATTATACAAGTTTAAGTGGGACTGCATTCCAGCAAAACGAAGTTTTATCTGTGCCATCTCTGACAGAATTTAACACTCTCAATAATACTACACTGACTGTTACTATCGCAAAAGACTCTGGTAAAATCGTTGCTCTTAAAGTAACCGATTATGGTGAGGGATATGATTCTGCAACTCTTGTAATTCAGAGTCCTCAACTACCAGGCGGCAGTGCAGCAACAGCAAACGTATATATTTCAAATGGTGAAGTGTTTGATACCGACATTCTTTTAGAAGGTAGTGGTTATACTGAGGCACCTTCAGTTATCCTCAGACCAAATGGGTCTATTAGCAGAGAAGCAATTATTGAGCCAGTGCTTGAAATTGATACTCCTGCTGTCAGAATGGGCGTTTCTGTTGACCCACAAGACGGTCAAACTCTAGATTCTGTTTCTCCTACCAGATTCACATTCGACCACCCAGTATATCTACAAAATAATACCGACTATTCCTTAAGCATTGAGACTGACTCTACTGATTATAGAGTTTGGTCATCAAGACTTGGGGAAACTGATATTTCAACATCTCAAGTTATTACTCAACAACCTTTACTAGGGTCTGTATACAGGTCACAGAATGTTGATGCTTGGACGGAAGACTTGAGTCAAGATATCAAGTTTACTATGCACAGAGCAGTATTTGTTACTGGCACTCCTGCAAATATTCGTTTAACTAATGAAAACCTAGGTTATGAATTGCTGGAAAATAATCCAATTCAAGTCGATTCATCGTCTAATGATAGTGCAGATTCTCTCTTGTTTAGAAACAACAATAGAATCATGCGTGTGATGCATAAGAATTGTGGTTTTGAAGACTCTGGTAATTCTTATGTCACATTCCGTCAGGTAGATGATGTTGGTGGTATCGAAGGGGAATACTTAAACAGTACTCTATTCCAAGTAACAAACTCTGGGTTAAATGCATACAATATCACATCAGACCTTGGTGCGGGGTCAAGCACTTTTGGTGGTGGCAGTAAAGTCCTAGCATCATACAACAGGAAGTATGAAAAACTATATCCAAGAATTGGGTATCTTTCATTCAGTGAAACACCATTCAATGTTAGTGTTAAAACTACCAATGTAATTCCACAGGATTCTAGAGGAGAAAATTATACTTCATATCAACAGTCTGATTACGAGACAACATTCTTGAATGAAGAGCACTTCTTTGATAATCAGAAACTTATTGCTTCTAAATTCAATGAAGTCAAGAATAATATTGACGAATCTTTAATCTACAAGTTTACTTTCAGCTCTAATGCTGATAACTTGTCTCCTGTTATTGATTTGAGGTCTTCATCCGTCAAGGTTATTTCCACACAAGTCGATAAAGCAGAAGGTAATGAAGTTAGATTTGGTAGAAGATATAAGTTGCTATCATTCTATCCAGTTTACAAGTTTAATGTTACAAATCTTCCTGTTGACCAAGCTGGTGACCCAATTATTCCAACCGTTGACCAAAGTGTTACTGGCAACACATCCAATTGCCGTGGTGACATTATTAAAGTCGTTGGGTCACTAGTTTATGTGAAGGTTAAGAATAGCAGTGTCTTTGCGGCAGGTGAGACTCTAACTTTTGGTGTCCAATCATTTACTGGTGTTGCCGTTTCCCCAGATGGCATCACTAGAGTTGTTAGTAACTTCACTCCTAATACTCAGGTAGAAGTTTACCAGGAAAATCTATCTGATAGATTTGGCAATAAGATTTATGGCACTATCATTTCTTGGGATGACAAAACAGAAACTCTCACAGTATTAGAAGAGAAAGCACCAATTAGTGGTAATTACACATCTGCTGCTTCTGGTAATTTTGCAAGAAATTCTTCAAACAGTGGTGCTAATCAAGTAAGTGATATTATCAGAATTGGTGATAATTTATGGCATCAAAATATTGAGCCAGCAGACCAAACGGATTTGAATGAATCTGTCCCTGGATTTGTTGAAGTTTCTGCAGTAGATTACAGCAGCGGTATTATTTACACTTCAGATATCAATTCCAAGAATAGCACATCACTCGCTAAATATGTAACTAAGGAAGTAACACTTGCAAATCCAGCAACTACTGTTGAGGTTAGATTGACCGCAAACATGGCTGCTCAAGATGATGTTGAGGTTTATTATAAAGTAAAACCTGTAAACTCTCAATTGGTCTTTGATGACATTGAATGGTCTCCATTTAATGGCACTGGTTTGCCAGATACAGAGGTAATTCCTTCTAATGAAGCAGCTATCTCTGGATTGTTTGAATCACAATCTTCATACAAAGAGCACAAGTATAGTGTTTCCGATTTGAATGAGTTTGCTTCATTCGCTGTTAAGATTGTTATGAGGGCATCCAATCCTTGTTACATTCCTAAGATTCAAGACGCAAGAATCGTAGCGGCATACTGATGAATAAATTTTCTAAGGTAGAGGGACACGATGACCTCTACCGTGACAACACCACTGGTGCCATAATAAATACAGATAAAAGTTTATTTGAAAATAGTAAGAGGTCCAGTTCTGCTTCTGGGATTATCAAAAATCTTCAGTCAGATGTGGAAACTTTGAAAGGTGAATTGTCTGAAATAAAAAATCTTCTACGAGAAATAGCTGGTAAGTAATGGCACTAAGAAACGTTCCCAAAAGTTATACCTTTGACCAACAGCGTCAGGAGATTAATTCTCTAGCAACTGATGTAGGTGATATTACTCAACTCTCCAGTGGATTGCCAAGTATTGTCGCGGCAATCAACCAGATTACTGCTGGGTCTGCAGACGGTGGTGAGTTTTTAAATGGTGCTGGTGCTCCTACGGCAGGAGATGGTGCTAATGGTGACTTCTGGTTAGATACTACAACCAATGATTTATATGGACCTAAAGAAAATGGTGCTTGGCCAGCTAGCACCATTTCTTTTTCTGAGCAAATTCTTTCTGGTGTTGTAGCACCACTCAGCACATTAGGTAAACTAAACGATTACTACTTTGATAGTGCAAAGAAAGAATTATATGGTCCTAAGACTGCACAAGGTTGGGGCACTCCAACTCCTCTTGGTGAAGCAGATTACCAAAACGTTTTATATGTAAAACCAAATGGTGATGATGCTAACACTGGTGCAAGTCCATCAAAAGCATTCCGCACAATCAAAGCAGCAGCAAAAGCAGCGGCGGCAACTGATGGTAATACTACTATCCGTGTAGCTACTGGTAAGTATTATGAAGATAACCCAATCTATTTACCAAAAGGCACTTCGATTGTTGGTGACAACTTAAGAGAAACTATTGTTATTCCAGAAAATGAAGGTAGAGATATCTTCTGGGTAACATCTGGTTGTTACATCAACTACATGGTGTTTGAAGATAACTTTAACGGTGGTTTGGGTTATCTCGAAACGGAACCAACTGATAATCGCACATTAACTGCAGTTGACCAAACTTTTAGAGTATTACCAGGGCACACTCTACAAAAAATTGATGGTGTATTTCCAGACAGTGGAAATACAATTGAATTCAGAAAAACTAATCTAATTGCTAGTGCGATTGCAGATATGCTAGCGCAATTCCCAGCGTTAGTTAATAATCCAGATTACGACCAAGTAACTTGCGAGAGAGATTTAGGTTATATTGTCGATGGTTTTGTTGCTGACTTGAGAAGTGGTGGCAACGTCAAGTCTATTCAAAACGGATTAGCATACAACGATGCTAATGGCGAATTAATTGCAGCAATTCAAGGAGAAGAAATTGAATTAATTTATGCAATCGAAAGATTGTCATATCATGCACAGCAAGAAATTTTAATCAATTGGTCAAATGATCCAGGATGGACATATTCACCAATTATTCAAGATACTGCTGGTTATCCAGCATGTGCTAGAGCACAAGCATATATTAGCACTTTAGAAAATATTGTTACCTCTATTATTCAAGGTGGTGATATACCTCAATATAATATTGGTCCTGGTTTTATTTTAATTGATCAAGAATGGATGGAGGTAATTGATTTCAATACATCCACAAACACCTTCATTGTTAACAGAGGTGTTAATGACCCAATTACAGGCGAAGCAACTGTAGCATCAAAACATATTACTGGTGCCTTTGTTTCTCAGAGTGCATTTACTTGGAGATATGCTGTGGCATATCCAGAGCAAAGTGGTTTCCGTGGAAAAGGACGTGTAACGTTAAATGATAACAGTCCTGTTGTATTAGGTAATGTTAATACTATATTTACTGAAGAATTCCAAGTAGGTTGGACTATCAAAGTAAATGGAAACAGTTACACTATTCAATCTATTGATAGTGACCAACAGTTAACTCTTGCTAGCAATATTCCCGTTGGTCAAGCAGCAACTCTTGATATTTTCTATGTAATCCCACCAAAAGAAAGAATTTTCTTATCACCATATACACAAAACTGCTCATGTATCTCCAAGTTAGGTAGAGCAGTTTATGATTCTAACTTAGGAGAATATGATGCGTCTAAGACAAGAGCAGGTGGTCTGTTTGCTGATGGTGCTCAGCTCGATGGCAATAGCCCTCTTGAGTCTATGGTTGTGGATGCATTCACTCAAATCGTATTTGGGTCAATTGGTTTCCACCTAAAGAATGATGCATATGCACAGTTAGTTTCTGTTTTCCAAGTTTTTGAATCCGTTGGTGTCCTTGCAGAATCTGGTGGTTATGCATCTATTACCAACTCCGCTACAAACTTTGGTTTTGAGGGTCTCAAGGCAGTAGGTTTTTCGGATAACGTATTACCTATTTTTGCTGGAGGTCAAGTTTCTAGTATTCAAAATATTACCAAGACAGATATTAACACTGCTCCAAGTAATATTGTTGGCACTACATTTTCATCGGAAGCAGGTGGCACAGCAACTAGAGCAACTATCGAAGTTTCTATTGTTGATATTGGTAAGTTTGAAAGAGGTCAAACTATTACTATTTCAAACCATGTCTCAACACCAGATATCAATGGCACAGGAAAGGTAATTGATACTGTAGATTTCCAAAACAATATCATTACTATTATTGAAAATGTTGCTTATGATGCTGTCAATTTTGTTGGTGGCGGCACTACAGGTGAAATTGAGATTGCCTCAGGTTCTGTATATACCAAGATTAATGTAACTGGTTATCAAGCTCCACCTATTCCAAATTATATTCTAAAAATTCCAGGTCTTGGTTTAGACCCAACTGGTAATGAGCATGTTGTCGGTGAAGTACTTTCATATGACCCAGGAAACTTCACAGAATTTACCACAAATTTCCCACTATCAAACTCAGAAATTTCAGCAATTTCAAATAACGCATCTGCTCAGTTATTTGCTCCCTCTACTGTCAACAGCTCTTCACACACATTTGAATATGTTGGCACTGGCATCAACTACACCGCATTCCCACAAAATGGTGGTATTACTGATGCAGCAAAACAGAATGTAGAAGTTAAGTCTGGTAAGACATATGTCAGTGCTACCGACCAGAGTGGTAACTTCAGTGTTGGTCCTTTCTTCAATGTTAACCTTAGAAGTGGTAAGGTTACATTTAATGGGTCTGTTGCTCTTGGCGTCCTAGATTCTTTACAACTTAAAGGGTCTCCTGGCGTCCCAATCTTTGAATTTTCGCCAGATAATAATCTTGGTGGTCCTGTTGGCAGGTCTGATACTGTATTACCAACACAAAAAGCGGTTAGAGATTACATCAACAAAACTTCAGTTTTAGGAAACTTTATTGGTCTAAACAAAGGCACATCTAGTATTCCTGGTCTTATTGTCCAATTGGATGCTACTGGCAAGATTGATTCTTCACAGATTCCACAGACATCAACTTTTGTTGTATATACTGTAGAAACAGAAGCAGAAAGATTACAAGCATATATTCCTGTAGCAACTAAGACAATTGTAAGCAATACTGCTAATACAATCACTCTTAATAGTGTTACAGATTTGGTTGATGGTCTAGTTGTAACTGGCACAAATATTCCCAACAATACCAGAATTGCAATTGGTGGTATTGATGTTGCAACTAATACTATTACAGTTGACCAAACATTACCAACCAGTCCCGATTTAACTGTTGGTGATTCTCTTGCTTTCTTGGGCGATGCACTGAAGGCTGGTGATATTGTTATCCAAAAGAATGAAGCAGATGGAGACCCATTAACTCTTCTCCAAACTTGGATTCTAACAGGTCTTCCTGCAACTGATGCAAATAATTGGGAGTTGATTGCTCTCAACCAGTTAGATGCTGCTGCTATTGTTTCTGGTCTTATTTCACCATCCAGATTGGGCACTGGTGTTGCGAATGATGATACTTATCTAAACGGTCTCAACAAATTTACACCAGTTGTTAAGGGTATTTTACCACCAACAAATTCTGCTATTACTGTTGCAGGCACAGCAGAAACTCTCAAGAAAACTGGCACTCCAGTAAATATTTCTGCAATTGCTTGGGCGTCTAATATTGCCACAGTAACTACTGCTACAGCTCACTTATTAACTACTGGCGATTATGTAGAAATTGAGCAAGTAATCCCAGACACTTATAATGGTCTATATCAAGTAACTGTAACTAGTGGCACAGAATTTACTTATGCTAGAGCAGGTGCTCCAGGAAGTTATCTTTCTGGGGGTCTAGTAACATCTGGTGAATTGAATGAAAGTGGATTTGTTGAGTTAGATGTTAATGCTGTTTCTTATACAACTGGTCAAGCAAGCGGGTCTAGTACTCGTGGTGTTGCTAGTTTCTTATATGATAGATTTACTATCGATACTCAAAATGTAGTTGATATTCGTGACAAATCTGTTACTTTAGGAAAACTTCAAAACATTGCACCAAAGACTTTACTTGGTAATAATGGCACTTTATCAGCAAATCCATCTGAAATTGCAATTGGTGTTGGTGTTGCGGGTGTGCCAACATTCCAAGTTTCTCTTCAAGCAAACAGATATGTGATTTTTGATGAGAATGTTGGCAAATCATATGGCACTATTCCAGATTTACAACTAGTTGCAGGTAAGGAATATGTCTTCCGTTTAGGAGATGTCACTGGACATCCATTTAATATTGTAACTTCTCCAGGTGCTATTGGTGCTAATCTCTATACCGATGGTGTTATTGGAAATGGCAGTAGTAATGTTGGCGATTTAGTTAAATTTGTTGTCCCTCAAGATGCTCCACAATTCTTATACTATCAATCTGGACTAGACACTGCTAACTTCGGCATTCTAAAGATTGTTAAAATTGGAGATAACTTAGAAGTTGTTGATTCTACTACATCTTCCACCATTACTTTAGATACATTCCCAACATCAAGATTTGATACTGCTGAATATCTCATTCAAGCAAAAAATACTGTCAATCCATCATGGGTCCATTCAACAAAAATAATGGTAGTTCATGATGGCACAAATACATATGTAAATGAATACAGCACAATATATACCGTAAAATCTCTAGGATCATTCACAGCTGAAATTAGTGCTGGAAATGTGATATTAAAATACACTCCTGCTTTTGATAACAATGATTACCTCAACAGATTGATTATTCAAAAGAATTACGTCGCAAGTTGACATCTGTGCTATAATAAATATACCGTGTCTTTATTTTGATTATACATGGCAACAACTGACTTGAAAGTAAACTTCCAAAACCAACTCAAAGAAATTGATGAAAAAATTGAGCAAATCCAAGGAGAGTTGGCAAAAGCAAAAGAATATAAACTAAAATTGATTGGTGGTCTTGAAACTCTAGAATTGCTAGAGCAACAAGAATCTTCTCCTGGTGACCTAGGAGAATTGCCTTCAGAAGAAACAACTGAAGAATGATTTAATACCCTTCTTATAAATACATAAGAAGGGTTTTTTTGTGTCTAATGGCGGCTATTCCTATCAATTTGGTTGTTGAGCAACGAGCAGATTTTGAAGCGACATTCACGGTCACTGGATCTAACAATGTTGCTTTAGATTTGACTGGTTATACTGCCGAAGCTAAGATTAAAAAACACTACACTTCTTCATCATCAACAAATTTTGGTGTTTCTTTTTTGAGCAGACCTGATGGCAAATTAAAACTATCTATGAGTAGTTTTGCAACCAGTATCTTGAAACCAGGAAGATATAGTTATGACATTCTTATTACTTCACCAGGCGGAGTAAAAACTCGTGTGGTAGAAGGACAAGTTACCGTTACTCCAGGTATTAGTTAATGGCAGAAGAATATCAAGTAACAATGTCATATAATAATGAAACTAATGTGACATTGGAATCGGCAACAAATACTCAAGTATCAACTTCATACATCGTGGCAGAATCACTAGAAGATTTGGGTAACGTAGATACATCTGCGTTAGATAAAACTGGCACTACTACAAATAATTATGTAATGGTATATGACGCAGTAGCACAAAAATATAAATTTGTAAATCCTGATGCGGTGCTCTCTGCAGCTGCAGATACTACCCAAACTGTCCAACCTGGATTACCACAAGACTTCATCGACCAACTCGATGTTGACTTGGATAACCTAGTTGATGTTGATGCTGGGTCTTTCTAAATAATAAATAGTAAAAGAAAATCGTATCTCGTAGGATAAACACATGGCGGCACCAACGATTAAGTTTAAAAGAGGCTCGCAAGCAAATTTGCCTGGCCTCGCCGCAGGTGAGCCCGCGTTTGTAAATGATGAATACAATTTATATCTTGGTCTTGATGGCACATCTGGCAACAACAAATTTTTAGGATCGGCTCGTTATTGGGTAAAAGAAACAGCAACGACTGGCCATGCACTTAAGTTATACTCACGCACTGATGGAAGTGGTGGTGGTAGCGTAAGTCTTGCCGCTCCTGATGTAGCAACTAATATTACTCTAAAACTACCATCAACAGTTGGTAGTGCTGGTAACGTACTCGTTAGCGATGGTAGTGGCAATTTATCATTCCAAGCTCCTGCTGCGTCATCATTCACCCTTGCCGCAGATACTGGCACTAGTGATAATTTCAATACTGGAGAAACTCTAACCTTTACTGGTGGAGAAGGTATTGATACTGCAGTATCAGATAATCAGATTACAATTTCTGCTGAAGATGCAACCACATCAAATAAGGGTGTTGCTTCTTTCGACTCTACTAATTTCACAGTTACCTCTGGTGCTGTAACTATTAATGATGAGTATGTCCAAGACACTGTTGGTGCTATGGTTAGCTCCAACAGCGAATCTGGTATTTCTGTAACCTACGACGACACCAACGGTAAACTAGATTTTAACGTTGCTGATTTCACAATTACTCTTGGTGGTGATTTAACTGGTAATGTAACTGTTACCGATCTTGCTAACGCAACTCTCACTGCTACCATTGCTGCCAACTCTGTTGCTCTCGGCACAGATACAACTGGCAACTATGTTGCTGATGTAACTGCAGGTGCTGGTCTTGCTAAGACTTCTTCTGCTGGAGAAGGTCAAACTGTTGACTTAGCAGTTGGTGCTGGTATTGGCATCACAGTTAATGCTGATGACATTCAACTCAAGAATGGCGGATCTCTTTCAGCTGATACTGTCATGGGTTGGGATAATAC